CGGGGTGAGGCCAATCTCAAAGGCAGATCGCAACACACTATCCCAGGTTAACTGGCTTTCCTGCGATCCTTTTTTTTTGTGACGTTGCTGCCCTGTGGCTGTGATGCACCCATCACCTCAAATGCTTTGATCAGCTCGTCAGCATCCATCTCATCAATCCAGTCACCTACCTGGTAACGGTTGAAATCTGGCTCCTCCCCTTTGGAATAAGCACCAGAGGTAAGTCCGGCAAAAACAAGATCCCTCACCTCACCACCTGTGATCTCATTATCCTTTATCTTTTGCTCACTGAACATGTTAGTCATATCCTTTAAGGTGATACCCCTGATCTCGCACAGTATAGCAGTGGAGTTAGTGCCGTATTTGATGGGCCGCTTCTTACCCCCGATAAATATTTCCGCTGTTCCTCTAATTTTCATTAATAGGTTGCTTTAGCCAATGCACCAGTTCCTGTCAGCGATCCACTGAATGATGCGACATCCTCAAGGGGTGCATCCTGTGTCAATGAAGCCAGGTTACAGGTTCCGCTGAATTTGGTGTCACTTGTTGTGCCTGTTCCAAACTCCACAGTTACTGTAGCCCTGTTGATTATAAGGTCAGCCAGTTCATCAGCTCCAAAGGATGCTGAATAATCTGTCAGTCCTTCGACATCTATACTCCAGTCGCGTAACCCAGATAATCCTTCGGTCCATGCTGCACTGTCTTTTGTTGTTGCATCGATAATTGCCTGATTGATGTTCAGGGTTGCACTGGTGGTATGCCCGACAATACTGCCATTACATTTCACCACTAATGCGGTTGCGTTAAATTTTGCCATGATTGTTGTTGTTTAATTGATTAATTTTCTGCGATTATATGTCTGAAACGGATCAGCCGCCTCACTATTTTACCACCTTCCACCCCCTCCACTATGGATGTGGTATTATCCAGCGTAGTGGTAATGATGTAATGGTTGGTCAAAGATAAGTAATTATCTGACCTTGTACGAATTTGCTCAATAATTTCATTAGCCACATCATCATTATCTTTCCTGCCTCCTTCTGTATTGCCTTGCCTGGTAACCACATGGAGGGTGATGGTCACCTCCTGGCCATAGGTTGTCTTATCCCCAAAGTCATTAGCTGTGTAGTCACTGACATACATATATGGCTCTGATGCAGTGGTGGGCACTATGTCATAAAATGGTATAGTGATGGCATTGACAGTGATGTTGTTCAGCCTGTCATAGTATGCTTTCCTTAATTCATATCCGGCATCTTTCATGACTTGAACATTTTATTGACTTTATTATCAAACTCTGATTTTGCCTTTTGAAAAGCCGGGTTTAAATAGGGTACCCTGGATTCTACATCAAAGGCATATTCCACATTGGTGCCCACTATTGCCTCCAGAGGGGTGGATGGTTTTTCTCTTAATGTACCATCAAATGCTCTGCCTGGCTTATCTGTATATTTATGGCCACTGCTGCTGTGAAATACTGGATGGATAGATGCTCTTAATCGGCCTGTCTTTACTGGTATTGGTGGCTTCACAGCTAATCTGTGTATCCTGAATGCTGTTTCAGTTATCAGCTTTTCCAATGCTTTTACCTTACCAGCTTGGTATGCTTTGATTTTAGCCACTGCCTCTGTGGTATCTAATTTCACTTTTATATTAGGCATCTACAGCAATTATTTTTTGTACGTTACCCATCTCCTCTACATTAGTAACAGAATGGATGGCCAGTTCCTTGCTGCCATACTTCACCCTGTAATCTCCAATATTGGCTACTGTCACACTATCCCACCGGACCAGGATCTCATAGGCGGTGCCCTGGAATATCTTATCCTGCTCCATCAGCTTTCTGCCCATCGGTTTAATGTTAGCCCATGTTTCTTTGAGGGTACTCCATACCGCAGTGGTGCCTCCTGCTCCATCACTTGTCAGTGCTGCCTGTTCTATGGTCACCCTACTGCTGAAACTACCGATGTTCATTTCTTTTTCTTTTTGCTCTTTGCCTTGGCCTTTGGCTTGGGCTTGGGCTTGGGCTTGTTATCCTCTGCCCATCCTTGTCCTGTAATATACTTTGCCTTTTCATTGTCCACAGTGATGATCTCACCTGGTGTCTTGAGGTTTCCAGATAATCTGAATGCCTTTAATACTGTTAGATTTGCCATTTTCTGTATGCGTTTATGAGCCTGACAGCAGATTTGGGTAACTCCATCCCTGCCTCATCCTCGTTTCTGTTTTCATAATTAAATGCTATTGTCTTGAATATTGCCTCCCTGATTATCCCTGGCACATCAGTGGCAGCGGCACCATACCCTGCAACATATTCCACCTCCAGCTGTGATCCCTTCAAGGTATCGTTTGGTGAATGTCCAGGGGGTAGGTTATATGGTGAGGTCATAAGAAGATATTTGTCATCTAATCCCTGCACATAAAAATCATTGTTCACCGTCAAGGTGGTGATGGTGTTCAGGTCTATACGTTTTACCGTAGTGACTGACTGGATGGGTGAATAGGGCAGCATGACCTTCTGGTCATAGGTGCTGTAATATGCTTTTAAGGTCTGGGTGATCAGTGACCTGTTCATATTTTTCTCCACCATCTGCCTGGCCGATGGTATCAGCACATCCTCGATCATGGTGTCATCATCAGTATAGTCCACCTTCATATATGCCTTTGCATCAGATAATGATACAGGCTCCACTGCTGGTGCTGATGATACCTTAACCTCACTTAGTAGTGTCATCCTTTGTGTCTTTATCTACTTTTAATTCCTTTGTTTGCTTTGTGGCTTTCAGCTCTTTTACCAATCCCAAGCCTTTCAAGGTCTTGAAACGGTCTGGTGGCAGCTCCAGTGATTTTCCTTTGGTGATGAAACCACCTTCATTTTTTTGTCCTACAAAGTCGCAAGTTGCTTTACATTTGATTTGCATTGTTCAAAAGTTTTATTGATAAAGTTATTAAAATTATTTATATCATCCTTTGCCTGTTCTTTTAATAAGCCGATCCTGGCTCTCATCTTTGCCCTCATATATTTCAGGGCCATCTCACCCCTCACTTTTTTGATGGCATCCATATAGCTGTCCGTATTCCTTTCCACATACCATGCAGCATCACCCATGCACTCCCTGATCCCTGGGGTGTCAGTGGCAATCACTGGTATGCCCATTGTCATGGCCTCTGCTCCCACCCTGCCCCATGATTCTGACTGTGATGGCATGATGATGACTTTGGCTTGTCTTAATATATTGTAAATGTCTGGATCCTGTTTCAGCAGGGGATAATCACCCTTGATCTGATTACCGTATCCGGTTACTCCCAGGCATTTTATTTTTCTTTGTGCTAATTTTTTTAATATATGTCCTCCCTTATTCTCATTACAGTTTATTAGAGTAACATACTGCCCCTCATCATTATCCGGTAGGTCCGGATAGTGGCACATAGGATGGCAGATGGTATGGTCATTGCTGTATGGCAGCTTGTCAATGGTCCACTCTGCATTGTATATCACCCCTATATTGCGGTGTGCCTCCACAGCACCATACCTGTTACAGTTATGGCTTATGAATATCAGTGGTTTCTGTGTCTTTCTACAGCTATTGATGGCATGACCTGTCTTTCCCAGGTGGGTGATGACAACATCAGCATCATGGTAGTGATCCAGGTAATCCTTATCCTCTTTGATTACTTTTATTCCTTCATAGATATATCCACCCTCATCAGAGAGGATGGTGCAATTGTGATAACTACATGACGCATAGTCATGAATCATCTTTGTTGCACCATCCAGTCCATGAGGCACATACTGCGGTATGTGTATTAAAACATTCAACATATTACTATGCTGTTCCGGCTCCAAGTGCATTCGTGAAGTTATCATATATCACTGCGTTGGCTCTGTAAACAACCAATGCCACTCTCTCCTCCACCAATACGGTGATAAACCCTTTTGTGAAATTATCACTATGGCTGTTTGTGAATGTCACCTCAATGTCACTTCGCAGTGCCATAGTGGTTCCAAGTCGCAAGTCACCAACAAAGAAATCATCAGCTGTAACCGATGTATTTGGCACAACAGTTGCTCCATTGATAGTCAATGGCTGTCCTGTAAACACATTAGGAACCAGATATTCTGCCTGGCTGCTCTTAGTGAGTATCAGCTTCTGATAATCCTGTGGTGAAACCAATGCCACATTAGCAGAGTATTCATTCACTCTGGTATTTGTAACAGCATTGGCGATCACATCAATCCGCTGGACATTGCTGTCAGCAATATAGTCCACATAAGATGCAGCTTGATTATATAAGCCATTCACCTGTGGTGCTACCCCTGTTCCATAAAGCAGTTGCTGATCTTCTTTTGCCATCAGCTTGTTTACCACTCTGGTACGCAGGTAGTTCTCCAAAAAGTCAGCATCTGCCATCATCTCCTTTGATAAGGTCAGATAGGTGTTGATTTTTCGGATAGTCACATCATTAGCGGTGAAGGTAGCATCTGTCTGTCCTGCTGCCACACCTTCTGCTGTAGCTGCTGCTCCGTCTGTATATGCCGATTCGCTAACATAACGGATGACATCGCTGCTGCATGGTGTTACGTTCATAAAGGACCGCACATGGACAGGTCTTACTGGATCGTAAAATACTCCAGGGATTATGGATGCTGGTACTACTTCACCAGAGAAATTTGCTCCCTCGGTCATGTCTGCCTTGATGTTCATCTGCACTGCTGACTGCTTACTATTACTAACAGCCAATAGGCCTTCTTTATGCTCATCTACTAATGACTTGATGTGGCCTCTAAAGGATGTTGGCTCTGATGCCTCTGCCCTCTGGAGCTTCACCTCCATAGAATCGATTTGCTCCTGTGCCTTTTCCTGCACCGTTTTCATTTCAGCATAGGTAGCTTTCTGCTCCTCTGCCAGAGATTTTAGTTCGCCCTCGAATTGCTCCGGGAGTTTACCGTTCTCTTTTGCCATCGCATTGATCTCATCTACTCTGGTTTCCATCGTGGCAAACTTTTCATTGAGGGATGCACCTAACTGCTCAAGCTCTTGTTTAGTTGAATCTGTATTCATGATCTTTTAAAATTAAATTGATTTTTAAATAATTGGATTAATTCAATCGGCTCCTGCTCATCCTGGGTGGATTGCTCCGGCCCTGTGTTCAGAAGTGATTTAAGCTGTTCAAACTCGATCTCTAATAAATTGAACATACGATCTGTATAGTCACCATTCTTAATGGCTTTGCTCAATCTTGTTAATCGGTCTATAATATCGTTTTTATCCCTGGCACCTTTGAACCCCATGAATGGTGTTTCACTATTGGCACCCCATGTGACAGATGAATACTCATATAGTTTCACCTCTTTGAGAACATTATGCTCTGACTGCTTGTCCTCTGTGATGGTCACAAACCCCACCGAATGCTCATCGATGGTGCCTGTTTCATATAGCTTCAGAAGGTCAGTGCCATAGGATGTCTTTGCTACCTTTGTTTCAAAATACAGTCCTTTGCTATCCTCCAGCAATACCACTGGTTTGCCAAGTGGCTTGAGGGTGTCATGCTGCATAAGGTGGATGATCCTGTTGTTGCCCTGTGGACCACGTTCTGATATTGACTTTTTAAATGCTCCCGATTCAAACACATCACCATCACTGTCCATATTATCAAATGATGCAGCATAGCCAGTCACTGTCCTGCTGTTTATATCTACATCCTTTATACTGTTAGGGTTACCTTTTGTTTTAAACATTTTAGAATAATTTGTCCATTGTGAGTTACAAAATGCCATCCTTTGCTTACTATCAGGAAAGTCCTTCACTGCCTCCTCATCACTCATGCAGCGGTCAAGGAAGTGTGTTCTGGTTTCGTTGGAATTGGGATCTGGCATAATGCAAATATAATAAAATTTTAATTTTTAGTTAAATATATTATCCCTCTCATTGCTCCCTCGGCCTCCCTGTTGTACCAATGGGTGTACCTATCTTTACCATATATCTTATTGAAACAGGGTTGCAGCCACTCCATGCAGAACGGGTGCCCATCAATGCTGTCATATCCCAACTCCGGCCTATCAGGCACCATAAAGTCATGGATAGCTATCACTGGCCTGATGCCTGATGCAGCGATGATCTCCAGCTCATCTGTCAGGGGGCACTGCTTACCCCAGTGGGCATCCAGGAATATCAGGGTGTTATCACCCAATCCCTCCAGCATATCACATAGCCAGTCCTGTGACCTTCCCTCATATAGCATGACATTAGTATGCGGATCCAGCTTTTTCTCTGCCAGTGCCAGATAGTCACTCCGTAGCTCTACGGACCTGACCTGCTTGAAGTTCTGTGCCATCCACCTGGTGGTATATCCCAGGCAGGTGCCTGTTTCTATCACTGTACGGATCCCGAATATCTTTTTTAACATAAGAAACTCGGTACAGATATATCCATCACCATTGAATGGCTGGTCTTGGTATGGCATCAACTGTGGCTCAAAATTCATAGTTAAAATATCGTAAGTCATCGGCAAAGGTTTTGTTTACATAATCCACCAGCTTTGGAGGGTAGTAATCCTTGTAATATTTCCCTACCTTATTCATATTCACATTTGCTCTTGGCAATGGCACTGGTAACAGTTCAATGTTTGTTAATATCTTGTTAATATCTTTTTGCAATGTTTCTTTTTTGCCTATAAAATCTACTATCTGGTTTCCATCGGGATCACATACAAAGTCCTTCAGCATGGTGCATTTATTAGCACCCAGGGGCATCTGTTCATCCATCATGTACTCCACATAATGCCGAGGGAAGTCCTCGAATGAATCCAGCAGTGATACCTTCTCTTTATGCCTGGTATGG